TTTTCGCTTATCATATCCTCAACGTCGTTTCGTAGCGATGCTTGAATCTATGCGCCTGGCCAATCAGCCTATTCGCATTATATTGCTCAAGGCACGTCAGTGGGGTGGCTCTACAACTTCTCAACTGTATATGGCTTGGCTACAACTGGTTCATCGTACTTGTCTTAACTCTCTTATTGTATCCAACTTCAATAAAGGTTCTGAGACTATCAAAGGAATGTTTAAACGTATGATTGATGCATATCCGGTCTCCATGCTCCATGAGGTGGGGGAGGTTTATTCCGAAAATGAAGATAAACTCGTGGGCGTTGGTCGTTCCGGTCTTACTCAGCTTGTACCGCAACGTAATGCTACAATCTCCATCGGTTCCGCCGAGTCTCCGGACTCCTGTCGTGGTGGCGACTATGCGTTGGTACACCTTTCTGAGGTAGGACTGTGGAAAGCTACAGACGGAAAGAGGCCCGAGGATATTGTCCGCTCTGCCTGCTCCGGTGTGTTGTATCGGCCATATACGATGATTGTCTATGAATCAACAGCTAATGGCGTTGGTAATTTCTTCCACAATGAATATGTAGCGGCGAAAGATCCGAACGTGAAATCGCAGTTTTCTCCGCTCTTTATATCGTGGTTTGATATAGAACTCTATCAGCTACCTTTCTCTTCAAATGAAGAAATGAAAACCTTTGCAAAATGGCTCTACACGAATCGTAATAATACTTTTGCACCATCCGACCGTGAGGAGTCAGGTAAATACTTGTGGTGGCTGTGGCAAATTGGAGCTACGCTGCAAGGTATTCATTGGTATGTGGAAGAACGTGCAAAGTATCACGATCATGGTTCTATGGCTTCTGAGTATCCGTCAGACGATATTGAGGCTTTTGTTAATTCAGGCTCTGCCGTGTTCGACAAATATGCTGTTGAGGCTCTTCGTCCTACCACGAAACAACCTCGTTATGTTGGGGATGTTTATGCCTATGGTGATGAGGGTGAAGATGCTTTACGTGAGCTTCGCTTCAAGGAAGATTCACAAGGTCTGCTCAATGTATGGAACCTGCCAGACGTGCACAACCCTAACGACACTGAGGAAGTGACTGACCGCTATCTTACGGTTGTCGATGTCGGTGGACGTTCTCACACTGCCGACTGGTCTGTTATTGTGGTATTTGACCGATTGCTCCAGATGGGCGGCGGAAAGCCTGCTGTCGTTGCTCAATGGTATGGTCATATAGATATGGACTTGCTTGCCTGGAAAGCTGCTCAGATTGCAGCCTTCTACGACAATTCCCTTCTCGTTATCGAGTCTAATACACTCGAGACGCACGATCGTGAACGCGATGTGGATGGTGACCAGTCGGCGGCAATCCTCAACCAAATCAAAGATATTTATCCAAACCTGTATGCACGTAAGCAGTCGGAGGATGCCATTATACAAGGGCTTCCTATACGATATGGTTTCCATACGAACGTGGCCACCAAACCGATGATTATCTCAACACTTGTTAAGGTGATACGTGAAGGACTTTACGTCGAACGTGATAAGCGATGCATTGATGAGTATTTGAATTACGAGAAGAAGCCTAACGGCTCTTTTGGAGCTAAAGTCGGTACACATGATGACCTTCTTATGACTCGTGCCATCGGTTTGCATATCAGTTTCTACGAAATGCAACTGCCGCAGATCGTAACCTGCGGCAGTCAGTCTATTTCTTATAATCGTAAAGTAGTCTCTGCGGCTTCTTTTTAAGCATTTTGTTGTGTTGGTTGCGACATGGCCTGTTGCAACTGTCCTACAGCTTTCATATTTGCTCCTTGCTGTGCTTGCGCAAGTAACTGAGGACTTACGCCCTCCGGAACTTTGCCTTGTTCCATTTGCTCTTTCTGTGACTGTATGCTTTGTAACAACTCGTCTGCAAATGGGAAGTTGCCTGCTTGCAACAACTGCTCTAAGCTGATGGCTTGTTGTTGCCACAACTGCATCAAGAAGTCGTTGGCCATAGCACGATAAGCCGGTGTGGCTTGGCTAGGTACAATACTAAGGTCAAACTCGACATCACGAATCTTATTCGGGTCGTATTCAACCTGTACTCCGGCTCTACCTGCGATGTTAAACGTCTGCTTCCCATCGTAGAACTGCTGTATATTCTTAACGTCCTTGTATGCTGCATCTCGAATGAACTCATTGAAGGAGTCAAGCAAGTCTAATAAGCTTGTTGTTGCATTCTGCGTCTGTTGATTATACAGTGCTGCACTCATGCCGGCATAACCAGGCTTACCTTGTAAAGCTCCGTTGACTCCGGATATATCCTCAAAGAACTTCAATTGTAGGTTGAGCAATTCGTTGATACCGATATTTGTTGAGTTGGCGGAGATTTGTTGCGGTACTTCGCGGCTCTTACTAGGGGTGTATATAAGTACTCCGTTCGGCATGCTCCATGTTTCTGCAAAGTCCTCCGGACTCATTCCTTTTGGGATGCTGTCATTCGGTATCATCAGCACACCCTTAGCCGTGCTGCGCATAATCCAATCATACAGTGTAATCAATCGGTTGGTATAGCGCTGTTGGTCTATCACGTCGCTCACGAAGGAGTGTATCTCACCATCAATGAACGGGTAGGCCTTGAATACATACGGATGGCTTTTGTGTGCGTAGGGCGTTTCCCCTTCACTCAATATATCGCCAAAGGGCGTAAGATTGTAGAAGTACCAAAATGAATCTACAAACCATTCTGCATGTATCAGAGGTATTTCTTCTGGAGGCATTCCTGTTGCCATGCCTTGTTGCAGGCGGTTCGCATTCTCATCTTCAACCATTACTTTGTAATCTTCAATATCTATCTTGTAGACGTCTCCGTTGTTGTAATCATGACACCAATAGCGTGGTTTTGTTTCTTTACGCCACACCTCGATAACACGGCATCGGCTTTCATCTCGTGGTACAAGGAAATCAATCTCCGGATTCTCGGAGTAGCCAAATTGCTCCCATGCCTGTGTAAGGACTGTTTTATCTCTTGCATTTCTGTATATCTCGGCGATTTTGGCATAGTCTGTAGGTGTCTTGGCATATTCGTGCACAACATCTTCGAAGCTTACATCATGAATCTCACCGACACACGTACAATCCCAAGTACGGAAGTCTCTCATGTGGTTGTCGATAAAGAAGTTGTTCGGCTGTACATATTCTGTCCAACAGTCCTCCTTATCGTTCATTCGTCCAAACCATTTGCGGTGTACAATCATGCCGGAAATCAGGAACTCTTCCATCGTGCGTGCATATATCTCAGTCATGCGATTCAATTGCATATTGTACTGCAACATGGTGCTCATGGTCTCGGCAAGCTTCTGCTCGTCTCGATCTCTGGCGTAACACGTTGGCTCAGTTGATTGACTGCGGTACACGCCAATGACGTTCCTTACAAGTCTCCTTATAAGGTTGTTCTTAAGTGGTATATTGCCTTGATTCATGATATACTGCTCTTCCGTCATTTTCTTGCCGTTCACGCACACAATGTCGCTCCATTGGTCTCCATAGTTATAACGCTTGTTCCGCTCTCGCTCTCTGCGAAAACGGTACATGTTTTGATACAGCGTCTGTGCTTGCAGCAATACTTCTTCAGCTCGCCGCATATCATTGCCCTGGCGCATGGAGCGAACAACACTGTCCATATCCTCCTTGCTTGCCGGCTTTACTTTGCTTAATCTATTAAGTTTAATCATATTGACTACAATGATTTGGTGTCGAGGGCAAAGTTAATTGCCCTCGACACTCGTTCATCTTTATCTCTTTACTTGCTCACTGGCTGGTGAAACTGCTGATACTTACTAGAGAAGTCTTGCATAAGGCTCGAAAGTCTCATATCACCATCTGGCGTATTCTCTTTTAATGCCTGAACCATACCGGCACGATAACTATTGATGGTCTCTGCTATCATAGCTGCCTCAGCAGGAGTTTGCGCTTCAAAGAACATTTTACTCAACATTGTCAGATTATTGTCCAATGTCTTGAAACGGTGATACAGCATGAAGTCCGGATGTTGTTGCAGCTCTGCATATTTCTGTGCTCCTTTTACATAGCCGTTGGGCTTCTTCATCTCGTCACGCGCTTCGAGGATATTCTTTGAGATGGCGTCATATCTTTCTTTGAAGTCAGCATAAGCCTCTCGTACAGATTCATCACCTTGAGCATCCAATCTCTCCTTCATCTTTTTATCGGCGGATTGTTCGTACTTATCAAGTCTATCTTCATCATCCCAGTTCCAAGGCGTAAACGGTGTACCACGCTTTACTTGATAGGTGGCATATCGTCGTGCCAATTGCTTAGGCGTTAGCTTGCTCGCCTCTTCTCCGCTTAGGTCAATCTCGTCAAAATATAATTTGTCAAGTTGGCTCTGCGGAACTTGCATAATGCGCATAACGAACATTGCTGCTTCATTGGCCAATGCAGGATCATCCCCACAAGCATCCATGATAGCCACAGCGGTGTCTGTAATGCTCTGAGGATTGACGCCGATACCGGACTGAACTAACAGGTTGAAACTGTCGTTAAATGCTTCTGCATTCTTTCCTCCTACGAACTTGTTGATGATTGCATTGATGTCACTTGCCAATGGCATATCTTTGGTGAGCTGGTTTGTATTCCACTCTCCACTGACTGCCATGTTGCCAAAGGAACTCATCACGTCACCACCGGTAAGTCCTTCGACACTACCGAATAATGAGTGTGTCATTGCATCATACCACATCTTATTTTTCTCGTCATCATTGTTGCCAAAGATGAGATAGGGGAGGTATGGACCAAGGTTCCACGCTAATTGCAAGATTGCTCCAAAGGTTGCTACTCGCATCACATCTTTCTTCATCTGCTTGTTGAATCGCTTATTAGCGGCTTCTTGTGCACGTCCTTTTTGCTCATCCGTAGCATCGTCCGGATTGGTACCCCAATCGCGAAGTATCTGCTTGGTCATAAATTCGACACTCTCTTTTCGCTGACCAGATGTAAGATTCCGTTTAAGATTCCTTATTGCATCAAACTCCTGTCTGGTGTACGACATGGAGGAGTTACGGAACACGGTAAACAATACGCTTGGCCATGAACCGTCAACTTGCATAGTAGAAAGGAAAGGTGCCTCGCTTGACTGCTGAGTCTGATTGAACAGGATTGTAGCATCCTGCTTAGCTCGTTCCTCTGCAATCTCATCGGGATAGCCCTCTCTGATATATTGCTTCAGTCGCGTCTCATACATGGCTTTTGCACCTATGCTGACAGTGACTGCATCGACAAATGCATTAGGCGTCATACCTACACGTGCGGAGAGTTCCATAAGACGGCTGCGCCACAT